CCGACAGTATAGTCTGGATGAAAGAAGATTGTTTGAATTGAAAGTAGGTCATCACCGCTTTCAGCGCTGTATGAAGGATAACGGCATACGATGCAGAAGAAAGAACATTGCTTTCACTACCATGTCTGATTTTTTATTGTCATTCATATTCGTCTGAAGCCTGACAGGCCAAGCCTTTCATTTGAAACAGAAGCCTTGAATTGTTATGCCCTTTATTATAACAATTTAATGTATTCCATCAAAATGAAAAAGAATCAAATTGTTGCATTGGGTATCACAATTCTTCCTCTTGCTGTCAATGCTGTCAATGGCATTGAGGTAAAGAAGGTTGCGAGCAACGTAAAACACCCAGAGTCAAAGTCAGTCAGTTTCGATCTTCCGGTCGATTCTGCCATCAATCTCCAGGAGGTTACCGTGCAGGCGCATTTTGCCAAGGCAAACCAGACTCCTCTCAATCTCACCACTATCTCTCCTGCAGACATCCATCTGCATCAGTCTGCCCCGAATTATCTTGAGATGTTTCAGGGTATTCCGGGCGTATATGCCACCGCTTCTACCGGTAGTTACGGTGATGCCACCCTCAATATGCGTGGCTTCAAGCAGGACAATATCTCGGTGATGCTCAATGGAATACCTATTCAGGGACTCACTTCAGGCTCTATGTACTGGAGCAACTGGATGGGACTTGCCGATGCCACCTATTCCGTACAGGTGCAGAAAGGTCTCGGAGCGTCAATGCTTGCTGACTGTGCGATGGGCGGTATGGTGAATATCGTGACAAAGACAGCTGGCACTACGCCGCATACAGAGTTTGCTCTATCTACTACACAGTGGGGAACCAAGAAGGCTACTCTCGGTTTTTCTTCTGGACAATTCGGCAATGGATGGAGCATCGACGCAAATCTCTCTTATGTAAATGGTGGTGGTTACGTGGAATGCACTGACGTAAAGACTTTCTCCTACATGCTTTCCGTCAGCAAGATCCTCAATGAAACCAACACATTGGTATTCACTGCACTCGGTTCTCCTGAGAAGCATGACCAGCGCAACACCGAACTCTCCAAGCAAGAGGTGGATAAATACGGTCGCGACTACTCCAAGAACTGGGGCTATTACAATGGAAAAGAGTACAGCATAGGTCATAATCACTACATCAAGCCATACTTCACTCTCCAGCATCTGATGAATGGCGAGCGCCTCCAGATGAAGAATTCCATCTATCTCGCTATCGCTGACGGAGGTGGAAGTTCCACTTACAACAACTACAAGTCCGGAGTTCCAAGCATCATAAAGCATCAGACTGAGGATGGTCATATAGATTTCGACGCTATCGTGGCTGAAAACCAGAAGGACGGGGTGTCAAAGAATGTGATGATCGACTATCTCTCTGGCCACACGCAGTTTGGAGCTATCACCTCAGCAGACTATCATCTGAACGACCTCTGGACAGCAAGTGCCGGCGTGCAGTATCAGTATTATGCCACATGGTCAAAGATGAAGGTGCTCGATATGCTCGGCGGTAAAACCTTTACCGACCCTGCCACCAATGCAAGTCTTACCGTGGGTGACTATGTAGGTTCACGTTACGGTCGTACCACTCATCACGCTTCCGCCTTCGTGCAGGGCCGTTACTCCACAGAATCAGTGAAAGCAAACCTCGGCGTCACAGTATTCAACGGCAATTACCGCCGTCATAATGATGCCACAGGCGAGAAGTCTGACTGGGCACATGGATGGGGAGCAAGCGTAAAGGGCGGAATCCTCTGGAATGTAAACCGCAACAATGCCCTCTATCTCAATGCCGGCTACAACTCACGTCTGCCTTATGCCGGCGTGTTCCTCGCTTCCAGCGACCTCAGCATCACCAAAGACATCACCAACGAGACCAACATCATGGCCGAGGCAGGATGGCGTCCAAAGTGGAAAAACGGTGGTATGGAGCTTTCCGGCTACATCGCTTCATGGCGAAACAAGACTCTTACAGTCAGTGCAGCCAAGCAAGCCAACGCTGCTGCCGAGAAATATCAGATCAAAGGACTGAATGCCCTGCACATGGGAGCGGAACTCAATGCTTACCAGCAGTTTACTCCTTGGCTCAAGGCCTCCGCATACGCTATGGTGGGATCATGGAAATGGAAGAACTCAGGCAGTGCCATTACCTACGACACCTACTCTGGTGAGACTCTGAAAGAGACGAAAATCTCCTGTGATGGTCTTCATGTGGGCGACGCACCGCAGACGCAGCTTGGCGCACAGCTTGATGCCAAACTGCCGGAAGGCATTTATGCACATATCGGATGGCAGTTTAATGCCCGTATGTACGCTGACTTCGAGCCTTCAAGCCGCACAGACGAGAATGACAAGGCAGACTCTTATGAGTTACCTTCCTATAGCCTTTTCGATGCAACGGTAGGTTGGGAGACTGAAATAACTAAGGGAATACGCCTTGATCTCTTTGCTTCCGCCCGCAACCTCTTTGATGCCAAGTATATAGAGCGTGGTACTGACGGCAAGACTCACGACATAGACTCTTTCCGTGGCTACTGGGGAGCAGCCCGCACCACGAGTGTCGGAATGCGCCTTTCATTCTAATCGTCGCTACGTTTATATAAAGGGAATGGGTAAAATGTAATAGGAAACAGGAGATTACCTTCCCACTCTTGAGATAATTCCCAATCAAAGAAACCTCAATGCGAAGGACATAATCTCCTGATACATATCCCTATTCTCCATCATCAAAAGAGGGGAGACCGCCATAAGAAACAAGCGGTCTCCCCTCTTTGCGGTATGCTCGGCATGAGCTTATTCTAATGGGTGCAAGTCCCTAACAAGCCCTAATAGCGGGAATTGTATAGCTAATAGCAAGGGTGTCCACTGCGAGGTGGAATCTGAAAGAAGCTGGCGGCAAACATCTGACCTAACGTACAGAAACTTCATATAAGGCATTTGACCATGGATAAGATTGCCGAACAAATCAAAGTCCTATAGCTATTCGGAATGGTTGGTGTAAATGAAGTGGGTATAAGATGGAAAGAATAAGCCCTTATCCGAGGAGGTCTCACGGACATGAGGATTAGTTGCTTTTACGAAAGTCATGGAGTAAAGCTTGCCGTGAGAAGTCAGCAGATGCCATATTAGTGGAGTCCTCGATAACGCTCCATGAAGGGCAGAACCTATAAATTAAACGATAGTAATTGAAACGTACCTTATGAAGGAAAGAATGCAGAAAACATTGGCAGAAGTCAAGGGCTGCCCACAGAAAGATAGGACGGAATCCGAAGGATATGTGGGAGTGCAGACCTTCATGTGGATATGTGAAGACAACATCGTGGAAGTACCATTCGACAAGGAACACCTATTGGAGCGCATCATCAGTCCCGATAACTTGCGCAAAGCCTACAAGGCAGTGCTGCGTAACAAGGGCTGTAGCGGTATCGACAAGATGTCATGTGAGCAAATGCTCCCTTGGCTCTTGGCTAACAAGGATGCCCTAATCCGTTCCTTGCTTGACGGTTCATACCGTCCGAACCCAGTAAAAAGGGTAGAGATACCCAAAGACAATGGCAAGATGCGCCTGTTGGGCATCCCCACGGTCATAGACCGTCTGGTTCAACAAGCCATCAATCAGACCCTAACCCCCATCTATGAGCGTCAATTCTCTCCAAGAAGCTACGGCTTCCGCCCGAGAAGAGGCTGCCATGATGCCCTGAGAGGTGCGCAGAAAATAGTCGATGATGGCTACATCTATGTGGTCGACCTCGACTTGGAGCGTTTCTTCGACACAGTGAGTCACAGCAAACTCATAGAAATCCTCAGCCACACGATAAAGGATGGCAGGGTGATAAGCCTTATCCACAAATATCTCCGCAGTGGTGTGATGAACAAAGGAATGTTCGAAACAAGTGAGGAAGGCACTCCACAAGGAGGACCGTTAAGTCCGCTTTTGAGTAATATCATGCTCAACGAGTTGGACAAGGAACTCACACGTCGAGGTCTCCCTTTTGTTCGCTATGCCGATGACTCGATGATATTTTGTAAGTCCAAGCGTGCAGCCAAGCGCGTGAAGGAATCCATAACCCGATTCATCGAAGGAAAACTTCATCTGAAGGTGAACAGGGATAAGACCATAGTGTCCTATGTGAAGGGTGTGAAATACCTTGGCTACTCCTTTTATGTGATGAAAGGCAAATGCCAACTCACTGTGCATGCAAAAGCCAAAGCCAAGATGAAAGCCAAACTCAAGGAGTTGACTTCCCGAAGCAATGGCTGGGGATATGCCAAGAGGAAGCAAAAACTTGAAGAGTACATAAAGGGTTGGGTAGGTTACTATCACCTTGCCAACATGAAACGTTTTCTCATAGAGATGGACGAGTGGTTAAGGCGACGGCTACGTATGTGTATATGGAAGTCGTGGAAGAGGGTGAAAACGAAAGTTGCTAACTTGGTAAAGTGCGGTATAGACAAATACCAAGCTTACTTGTGGGGCAATAGTCGTTTGGGTTATTGGCGCATAGCTGGCAGTTATATACTAAGCCGTGCTATAACCAACGAAAAGTTGAGCATGGCAGGCTATGCTACATTGATGGGGGCATACATCGAGTGGCACCCAAAATAGGAACCGCCGTATGCGGAACCGCACGTACGGTGGTGTGAGAGGTCGGAAAACGAAAGTAGGAGAAAAACTACTTCGTTTTCCTCCTACTCGATTTCATCGCGTATTTTCGCCTTTGCTTGTATATGTGTATTTTTGCAGTATAATCATTGTAAGTGTATTAGTTTGTGATAGACAGATGGCAACAGTAATAAGACAACCCGGGACGTTCTGCTTCAGCAGCGACATAAGCGACATCGTGTTCGGCACGAACGACGAGAGCGCGGAACTGGTCCTCACCCTCAAATGCGGCTCTGTGCGCATAGAGTTATTATCCGAGATAGTGTATTCCTACCTGTCCCACCAGGTGAGCGTCGTTGACCTCTCCTCTATGGTGGAGGTCTTTGCGCGTCAGCATCAGAAGGTGGTGCTGGAATGTTCGCTTACCGACAGTCAGGGCAAGTGCTCCATCAGCGCCGTCACCGTGCTTTACGCCATGGTGGATGTGGGCCAGAGCGCGCAATCCTTCGTGGACAGCCATTTCCTCACCATCCTCGATGGCGAGAAGATCACTGCCATGGGGCGTGCCGAGAGGCTTTACGGCTACGGTGTCAGTTCGCTGGATGTCATCTGTGACGTGATGTCCGGGACGGGGCAGGTGGACAGCAGGACATGTACGCTCCGTCCCACCAGCAGTTCGGGCGGTGCTTCCCAGTTTGACGTATCGCCTTCCAGGGTGGCTTCCGCACTCGGCATATCCGGCGGACTGCTCCGCTATCGCTGCGAGGCAGGGGCAAGGTCGCAGGAGTTCATGGTGGTAGAGGACGACCACATGCCGGCACCGTCGTTGGTGTTCACCAATTCGTTCGGATGCCAGGAGTTCCTGCATTGCGTCGGCACGCATACCAAGACCTCCGACTATACACGCTCCACGGCAAGGATCCGCGGACGCGTCCGCAATATACGCATCGAGGAGAACCGCCAGTTCAAGGCCAACACCGGCTGGCTCAACAGGGCTATGGCAGACTGGGCGGACGACCTGTTCCGCTCTCAGGAAGTCTATCTCTGGGTGGACGGCAGCACAGGGCGCGAGGTTCTCATTACCGACTCCAAGTCAGACATCAGCAATGATGACAGCAACATGCCGGCTTTCGAGTTCACCTATTCCTATGTGCAGCGCATCCACAACGTGATGCAGCCCAAGCACGCCGGCAGGGTATTCGACAACACGTTTGATTCCACTTTCCAGTAACGACCTATGAAGAATACAAGGACACCAATTTACCTGAAGGATGCACAGAAGTTCCTCGACGAATGCATCGGCACCCGTGAGCTCGTGAGCCTCACGGTGCTGAAGCTCGACGGCACCAGGGTGGAATACAATGGATGGCAGGTGCTCAGCAGCCATTGGAAACGCGGCACCCACGACCTTGTCAATCCCTATGCCCGTGAGCGCATCCGCAAGGTCATCGATGTGCTGATATTCGAAATCAACGGTCACCAGGTATATATATAATAGATATGCAAACAAGTACAGAACATTTTTTTGATATTCCCTCGGCATACAGTTCGCCGACGACGCTGCAAGGCATCTTCTCCAGTCCGGAGAAGAACTGCACCATGCTCGTCACTGTAGGCGGCATGACATACGACGTGGTGATGTGGGGCGTGGACAACCAGAAGCCCTACAAGATGAAGCGTGCGGTGGAAAACAACTCCGTGATGAGCCAGAACAAGCACTTCAACGTCCTTACCTGTTACGGTCGCGGACTGGAGTATATGGACCTCTCCACGCGGAAGGACAAGAAGCCCCAGCCCACGGGCGAGCCTGACATCATGAGGTTTTTCATGAAGAATTCCATGAAGAGATTCTTTGCCGAGCAGGTCACGGACATGAAGATGTATAATTTCTGCGTGGCGGTAGTCATCCTGAACCGCGGACGTGACAGGATAGTCCGTGTGGTGCACAAGGATGCCTGCCATGTGCGCTTCGAGGTGCCTGATGCCTATGGACGCGTCAATCATATCCTCTATGCTGACTGGCAGGACGACAGCAGCCCAGGACAGGTGGAGGTAGTGCCGGTGCTGGCGGAGAACGACCCGCTCTGTGACCTGCTGGCACGTACGGGCAAGGAGAAGGACGTGCTCAATGAGTTCCACCGTTCGCCGGTCAGCGAGACGAAGTTCGCCATAATCTGCCGTATGCCGAACCTTGCCAACGACCTTTATCCCACTCCCCCGTGGATGGGAGCGCTCAACGACGGATGGTATGACATATATAATTTCCTGACGAAGGCAAAGCTGGCGAAGATAAAGAACGGGCAGAACATCCGCTATCACGTGGAGATCAACACCGACTTCTGGAAAGCAAGGGCGCAGGAGAAGGGCGTGCAGATCAATACGCCGGAATATGTGAAGATGAAGTCCGACTTCATCGACCAGCTGAAGGATCATCTTTCCGGATCCAGGAATTCCGACAAGCTGATATGGTCAGAGTTTGACTCGATGCTGAGCGGTGACGAGAAGCATTATATCAAGATAAATGTGGTGGACACATCCAAGGCTGGAAGTGAATACAATGACGATGTGGCAGAGGCGGCAAACGTTCTGTGCTATGACGACAACGTGCATCCCAACCTTGCCGGAGCAAGCCCTGGCAAGTCGCAGATGAACAACTCAGGCTCGGACAAGCGTGAGCTGTTCACCATGAAGCAGGCGCTGGAAACCATGCCGCATGACATGATGATGGTGCTCCACAACACTATAATCTGTTTCAATGACTGGGCGGACAAGGTCTATCCGGATGTGCCTATGATCATGCTGACCACCCTTGACAAGAACACGGATGCCGTACAGGTCTCCACAAACAATGAAGGACAAGCCTATGGAACTGAAAAGTGAAATCACAAAGGAAACATTTGAGAAGTATGTGCCGGTAGCCAAGACGGCAGAGCGCAACGTCAGCGTATTCAGCCGTATGGAAAGTTTCTTTCATGCGCAGTATCAGTATCTCTGCCAGGAGGTGATAGGTCCGGCATTCGTGCAGACAGCAGAGGACAATGCGGTGCTGAAGGTCGAGATGCTCAGATACATCTGCATATCCGCCTTCGTCAGTGCGGCAAGGTCTCTCGACCTGGTGCTTACCGGCACAGGCTTCGGCATAGTGTCAACGGAGAGCATGGTGCCGGCGAGCGCCAAGCGTGTGGATGAGCTGATTGCCGACCTGCGCCTGCAGTCAATCCTCGCCGTAGAGAGAATCGTGGAGGGACTCATTTCCATCGAGGGGTGGGGAACCACGGACAGGGCGCATGCCATGATACAGACAGTGTTCTACCGTCCGGAGATGATGCGCCAGAGATGCACCATGCCGCTCACTGCAAGCAACTGGCAGATTGCCAAGTCGCGTGCCATGGTGGCAGACACGCTGCTGCGTGACGAAATCTCCACGGAATATATGGATGCCCTCCTTGACCGTCTGCGTACCGCCTCGATGACCAATGGCGACATTATCATGCTGGGGAAATGCGCTGCTGTCATCGGCGAATACATATCCAATAGTGACCGTACAGGTGGAAAACTCAATGAGAGCCTGGTAAGACAATGTGTGACACAGCTGGAGACATATCCCGTATCCTATCCTGAATACCGGACCTCCGCATTATACAGCAAGCGACATGCAGAAGGAATCACGAACGAAAGAGACTGCCCGTCATTCTTCTTTATGTAGAAGCCTGTCATTCACCATACCCGCATCATGGGATGAACTGTCACAGGAGCAACTATGCAGACTGCTGAGGATGATGTGGCTATGGCAGGATGAAAAGACTCTGACAAAGGTCAAGATGGCCATGCTCCTGTATTTCTGCAACATCGAGGTGGACTGCAGGACAAAGGAGGGCTTCCTCTGCCTGGAGAAGACTTCAGGACAGACTTTCCTGCTCGACGCTGATTATCTGCCGGACATGATATCGCATCTCGACTGGATGGACACTCCCGAGAACATGACGCAGCGCATCGAGGAGGTGGGAGGATTCCGTGCCGTGGATTTCGAGCTGAGGGAACTCACCTTCGGCAAGTATCTGGAATGTGACAATTATTATCAGGCTTTTCTCGTAGGGCATGATGAGAGCAGTCTGAAGAACATGGCGCGGATACTGTACCGTGTACCGGAGGATTTTGATGTATCGTGTCTGAAGGAGCATATACTGCTTGGAGTCATGCTATGGTGGATGGCTGCCAAAAAGGTGCTCTCCCTCTGGTTTCCCGACTTCCTGAAGCCTGCTGATGGAGAAGGCACTATCAGTCAGGAGAGCCAGACGGAGAGCATGCGGGCACAGATAAGGATGCTCACCAAAGGCGATGTTACTAAAGAAGAATACATACTTAACAGCCTCTCGGTATGGACGGCGATGGCGGAACTGAACGCCCAAGCCCGCGAGGCGGAAGAAATAATGAGGAAATATGGAAAATGACAACTTTGACGCTATAGGCTATTTCAAGGACCTGACGGAGAAGAACCTGCTGGCAAGCGATATGGGCTTCATCCCAGTGGTCATCAGTAACAGCGACGGACTGGAAGGACTGCTGGACGAGTTCCGGGACAATGACCGATTTGTTGCCATCAGCGATACGAGCTCAGGAAACCTGTCGAGCAATGACGGTACCTACGGTTTCTTCAACCGTAGGGCATACACGGTGTTCATCATCGCGGCTTACGAGTGGGATAATATGACAGCCCGTCAGGTGATGATGGAGGCGTGCCGTATGATTTTCCATCAGTTCGTATCGAGGATCATCCGCGACAAGTATCTTTATGAGGATGAATCCGCCACTTTCTTTGATACTCATGCGTTCCCTAACCAGGAGATAGGGAAATACTATCTCAGTGGCATGACAGGACTGCATTTTACAGTTTATATGGAAGAACCTGTAAATCTGGAATACGACAATGGCGACTGGAAGGAAGATTAAGCGCCCGGTGACGGAAGAAGATATCCGGGAGTGGGAACGTGGATGGACGGACATGATGGTCAAGATATGGCAGGAGAACATACTTCGCCTGAAGATATTCGACACCGGACGACTCTACAACCGCATAACGGGAACCGTCACTGACGCATCGGGAATGGTGACTATATGCCATCAGTTCATGCTTTACGGCATATATGTGGCACGAGGCGTGGGCAACGGATACCGCGTGGGAAATTCCGGCAAGGACGATGACAACGGTCTCAAGTTTCTAGGCAAGCAATACCGTAAAGAACATAAACTGGGAAAACCGAGACAGAAGCGTGACTGGTTTGCTAGAAAATACTATTCGTCTGTAGTCGTGCTCTCAAGAGTGGAGCGTGACCTGTATGGAGAGGCATACATGGGTACGTTGTCCAATGTGCTGCAGGTTATGTTTGACGGCAAGGTAAGCCGTTCCAACGGAACCGGCATCAGCAATACCATCAGCAGATTCTAAAGAAAACAAATCACATGGAAAAGATAACAGATAGCATGAAGGAGTTTTTCGAACGCATACGCGACGAAAGAACGATGCATGCCAATACGGCAAACAGGATAGGCAATGCCTTCCTTATGATACTCAACTACCTGCTGGACAGTGACACTCCCTATCTCCGCAAGGATAGGGAGGATTCCACGCGATACCTGCTCACTCTGCTTGCCGGTGCAGTGATAGGAGAGTCAGGACGCATCAGGCTCAATCCTGACGGTTCCATCATTTGCGACAGCATCAATGTGGAGGGTAGTGCAGTGTTCAATGAGTTGGTGTTCAATCATCAGAACGTACTTGAGGGTGACACGTATTTCTCGGATCGTGGAATCGTGGAGAAAGTGGAAGCTCTGAGTGAAGGACGCTACAGGATCTTCCTCCGCAAGGAATACGAGGAGGCAAGCGTACCTTTCCAACCGTTCGACGTGTTGAAATGCTCGATGAACAACCTTGATGCGGCAAGAACCTTCAAGGACAGTTGGGTGAGGGTGGATTCCGTGGATCTGCCGGCTAACTCCATGGATGTGACGCTCTATGACCATGATGATGTACCAGGAGGGACTAACTATGTGCCAGAGCCATCAGCAAGAATTACCAGGTGGGGCAACCAGAAGAATGAGAAGAGGCAGGACGTGTTCTTCGTGTCAGGTGCGGAAGGCAGGTTCCTCTTCCTTCAGGGAGTGACACAGCCGAAGCTGACAGACGGTAATTATTCCGCATTCATAGGACTGCCTCTAGAACTGGAGGTGCTGAAGAACCTCCCTATAGACAAGCGCCAGCCTTATATCTATGCCCGCGGTCTGATAGTTCAGGACATAATGTATGTGGATTATATGGGTAATCCGCAATACACACAGCGAGACCTGGGCACATGGAAAGAGGATGGAGTCTATATCCACGGATGGGATGAGAAAGCGAAAGGCTGGTATTCCGACAGAGTGTGGTGGGGTGGATGCTATTGGCAGTGCTCTGTAGAGAAGGCTACTGTAGGCAAAGCTCCACGTTTCAACAATGCGGACTGGGCTTGCCTTATGGGTGCGCATGACTTGTCTCTGAGCGTAAAATCAGCAGGAGGTGACAGATTCCCCGAAGGCGAAGACTGGAACACCACTCTGAATGCAGAACTTTGGAATGCCGAAATGCAGATAATGGAGAATGAGATACCGAAATCCGCCATACGATGGACACGCAATTCAGGCGATCAAGTAGCAGATCAGACGTGGAACGACAATCACAAGCCCGGAACGCTGGGACTGAGTTTGCCAGTATCTTCACTACAGGATGTAGGAGAATGGAATGCAGACTCCAACGTGACTTTCCAGTGCGACATAACTCTTGATGCCATAGGTGTTACCGTATCAGGAACTTGTCAGCTTAGCGGATTTCGCGAGAGCACGTTATACACATGGGTGAAATATGCCGACTCGGCAGATGGAGCAGGTATGTCGGACAATCCGGAAGGCAAGATGTATATCGGTCTGGCTTACAACAAGACCACGCCAGAGAGCAGTAACAATCCCCAGGATTATTCATGGTCATTATTTGGTGGGACTATAGGCAAGAGTGCTGCAAAGGGATATGTAACAAGCGATGCTATCGCAATTCCAACAGATGCGGATGGTGTTGTCGCAGAGGACTTCAAGATAAACAATATCTTTGAATTGCGTGTTGACGGCAAGAAATGTAACGATTTGAAGGTGACATTGCAGACCAATGTCTCCAGCATGCCGTTCAAGGTTCAGTTGTCGGGTGTGTGGTCGATGATTAGCAGTGCCAAGGGAACTGATTTCGGTACGCTTGCACGGACTATCCACTTCAACGTGACTGGTGTACTTGATGGTTTCACCTATTCTGACGTGGTGTCTGTCCTTGTCATGCCTAACAAGGCAGGTAACAAAGGAGATAAAGGCGAGCAGGGTGCGCAAGGCGAAAAGGGCGAGAAAGGAGATAAAGGCGAACAAGGACAGAGAGGACTGCAAGGCTTGCAGGGAGAAAAAGGCGAGCAAGGTATAGCCGGAACTAACGGAATAGATGGCATTGACGGAAAGACCTCATGGTTCCACATCAAGTACTCTTCTGTAGCCAACCCTACATCTGCCAGTCAGATGACGGAAACACCAAGCACATATATAGGCACTTACGTTGACTTTACCAGGTTGGACAGCACAGATCCTAAGAAGTACCAATGGCATCGCTTCGAGGGTTTGCAGGGCGAAAAGGGCGAACAGGGTATTCCCGGTGTCGGTATTGACGGCAAGACAACGTATCTGCACATCAAGTATTCCAATGACGGCGGCAAGACATTCACAGGCAACAACGGAGAGACTGTTGGTGACTATATCGGTGTATGTACCGATTACGTGCATGATGACCCTAAATACGTTTCCGCATACACATGGAGCAAGACAAAGGGAGAGCCTGGTAAGGATGGTGCTGATGGTGCTGATGGAGCGGACGGTGCTGACGGAGCAGATGCGAAAATTCTCTCTCTCAGATGTGACAGGCAGGTAATCAACTGCGATAGCACAAGTGGTCCCTGGGATGACAGTAACATTACCATCGAGGCGGTGTTGGAGAATCTGTCCGGCACTGTGACGTGGACTATAGACTGGGACAATGCGAACGGAGAGGAAATAGAGGATACAAGGTATGAGATAAGGGGCAACGTGCTGGAGATCATTGATACATATTACTTCACTGGCATGTGCTATAATATCTATATCACTGCTAAGCTCGGGCAGTATTCTGCAAAGACAACAATCGCAGTCGTTAATGATGGAACTAACGGAAGGGACGGAATCAACGGCAAACCGCTCGTCGGCCCGACGGAATGGCGCGAGGATGTCAGATACCTGTCTGGCAAGTCCAACGAAGCCTACCAGAGTCTCGTCATCAATCCGAATTACCCGAATTACATGTATCTGTGCGGTTATTCCCATACCAATGTCGAACCGTCCGCAAGTACGTCCGTATCAAGCGCAAGCTCCTGCACATGGTCAAAGCCGTGGGTGCAGGTCGCCTATCAGGACTTCGTGGCTACCAAAGTGTTGTTTGCCGAGCGTGGCAAGATAGAGAACCTTGACATTATAAATGCCACGATACAGGGAACGATAACGGACATGGCGGTGACAACACAGAAGGAGTGGGATGCCATTACCAACGCACTTGTGCCGAAATTGGACAAGGACAAGACGGAGGTAGATAGGAACTTTCAGATAGTTGACCCATCCAAGGCTGGCTCTTACTTCATCCCGACCATCGACCCGACAAGCATTCTGTCAGATGGCACGGTTTACGACCGTGGCCCTCAGATCGTGTTTTTACCTACGTTCGAGCCTGACACCACAGACATAATAACGTCCAAGACTACAGGAACATCCAAGAAGAGATACAACATACCGAAGTATCAGACGGCAGGAACGCATATCCGAATAACGAAAGGTGGTGCACCACTGAATTACTCACGCTGGGCATATCTGGAAGATGCGGAATACGAGCGACTGTGGACGAGTAAGAATACCATCAACAGAAGGACTATTTGTGATATATACAACCTCGGAACGCTTATCTGTGCCGACCATAAGATATTCCGGGTAACGGATGGTCACAATATACAAGGTCAGTGGTATTACGGTGACAGCGATTATAAACATGGCAGATTCAGCGTGAATGGTACGGTGGCAAGGATGCTTTGGCTCATGCCTGGACAGAGCGTGGAACTGGTATCACAGATAGAGGTCATCAACAAGGAAAAATGCCTTGTGTGGTCGGTGGTCAACGCAAGTGACTTCACTGCAGTCAACATCAATGTTGACTTATTCAAGCGGTCCAAGACCGACACGGGAAAATCCCCTACAGAGTTCTACGGTGAGTCGCCCATTCTTGCGCCACCAAATGCCAATCTTGTGGACAACTGGGCAGACTGCTTCATTGCGCACAAGAAGATGGATAATCTGTTGCTGAACGGCGAGACGAGGGAATTACCAAGTCTGTTCATCAACCGCAATGGTGCGGACGAAGAAGCCGACTATCCAATCGCAGAGTTTTATTTACCATAAAGAAAAGGCAAGTGCGACAAAATAACAAATTAGTCTATGAGTAAATTTATGATAACACTTATTGTATCCTTACCACTTACAGGAGTTGTGGAGTTTGTCAACACATACATCTACAGTGACTGGGAATATGCAAAGTCTATCTGCGTAATGGTTGTCATTGACACGATTATGTCGATAGTAAAGCACATAATGCGCAAGGATGCATCCAGCGAGCGTTCGACAATATTCAGTTCTTTTGTAATCTGGCTGCGGCTTTTTCGTTCTATCAGTTTTTTGAAAACTGTCTGCTC